CACAACCGAAACCTCATAAGGAGACCAGGCAGTAGCAACAAAGTCGCCGCTGCCGCGTTCCTCCATTTTGTCAATGGAGTAACCAAAGGAGACGTTTCGTAGAACGCCATCCTTCACATCGCTCAAGACTTCCTGAGCGAATGGGTTGCGGCTGAACCGCACTCGAGCGTAACCGCGTCGTTTTTTGCCATCGATATAGGCGCGTTCAACAACACCGATCACGCGATCAGGGTTGTGGTTGAACAGCAGCGGTGCGCCATCGTTCAAGCGGCTAAGATCAGCAGCCTTGGCGTCATGGCTCAGGATCTCATTGCCGAAGTAACGGGCAACAGGAAACTCAGAGCTAAACGGAAACTCGTAGGTGCGATCCTCAACCTCATCAAAGGTTGTGAGCTCTGCACGCTGGTGGCGACCAAGGCCAGGCATTGCCCGCTCTTCTTCTACGGCCTCAACCTCTACTGTCTCTTCAGTTTCGATCACTTCAGGATCGGGCAGTTGCGCCTCTTCCATTTTTCTACCCTGCAATGCCTTAATTGTATCCGGCTCAATCGATGCCATCAGTCCTCAGGCCCTTCAGTGGGATCCTCGAGAACTGACTCCTCTTCGTACTCCTCCTCTTTTATCGGCGATTCCGTATCCTCAAATGCCGGCTGGGCGCCCATCGTCACAGCAGGCTGCGAACCGCCGCCAGCGTTCACCTCACTCGGATCGGTGTCAAGCACGATATCCATCTCATCCAACATCGCCAGTTCCGCCTGACGTGCGACCAGCACATCATCAAGATCACCGCCCTGCTCAGCGATCACCTGGCCCAGCGTCTTGAAGCCACATCGCACCGCGGTCTTGTAGGCATCCACCTCACGCTGCGGATCCACCCACTCCCAGCTACGTGGCACCCACCGGCTGGCGCGGTAGCGATCAGGATTGGTCTCATAGCCAGGCAGGTTCAGCGTGCCGCTCAGCACGGCCATGTCAAGCCATGCCTCAAACACCTGCTGATGGAAGTTCTCCACCATGTAGCGCTGCAGCACGCGGTACGTATCGCGCTCTTCCAGCAGGCTCAGCCGGCTGCTGCTGTAGTTGCTCTCTGAAAAGTTCTTGCTGATGCTCTCGAACGAGACGCCAACGCCAGCCGCCACAGCACGCAGCATCGAACGCGTGAACGGTTCCAGCTGCCCATCAGGTGCGTTCAGATCCGGCACCGATACTGACTCACCAGGGGCCAGATACTTGAACACACCGGGAGTGAACTCGCTCACCCGGTCGCCCTCGTAAACCTCATCACCGATCAGCTCGCCCTCAGGACTGCTGATGAAGCCCATCAGCGCCGAACTTGCACGAGCACGCACCACCTCCGCCTCTTCGTAGCCCTGCAGCATGTGCAGCCGCATCAGCGCTGACGCGAACCAGGTGACCCCTCGTGTCTGGCCGGGGCGTTCAGGGAGGAAAAGATGAAGGACCTCATCAGCCGGCACGCGCACACGTTTGCCATTCGTGCGCGGGTTGCCCGCATAGGTGTCACCCGGATGGTTGGCGTAGAAGTGATAAGCCTGCGGCCGCAGATAGCCATCCACTTCAATGCCCATCCGCACCGTGTTGCCATCCTTGGCTTGCGGTACATCGTCGTCGATCAGGTAATCCGCCTCCAGCACCTGCAACGCGAATGGCACTTTGCTATCTCCGAACGGCCGGCGAATCATCCGCACGAACACTTCGCCGCTTTCAGCCAGGCTGCGCACCAGCAGGCGCTCAATATCGTGGAAGCCGAGGATGCCGCTCACATCACAACGGCTCTTGTGCATCCACTTCTCCCATGCCTCGTGGATCTGGCCATTGATGGCCTCATCCAATCGGCCACCACGCAGCATCCGCACCTGCCCCTGATGGCGGATGCCATGACCGATCACGTTGTTCTGAATCGCCCGTAATGCCTGCCGCGCATAGTCGTTATCCCTGCACAGCTGACGCGCTCGATTGCGCAGCGCCTTAAAGCTGCTCTTGATCTCGCTGTCGGCACTGGTGCCGCTGGTCACCCAGTCAGCCGTCAGCCTACTAACGCGGGCACCTTGATACGCACGCCGCTGCGGCCGCACCGGCTCAAATCCCATCGCCCTGAATAGCCGCGTGCGCAATCCCATCAAAACCTCACGAACAGATTGTGCGGATTGCCAAGACCATTGGCGATCAGCTCCGCCATCTGCTCTCGTTTGATCTCAGCCTTCAGCTTAGATTCACGCTCCATTAGCTCACCCAGATCGAGCTTCGTAAAGCTGCGACTGCCGATGGTGTACTGCTTAGCGCCGCCGCTGATGATCGCGCGGATCGCAGCCTGCACAGCATCGAGATCGATCTGCGCTTGGCTGCGTCCATCAAACGCGCCAGGTGTGCCGGCATAGCTCAGCGCACGCTCAACCGTCAGCTGGCCAGCGCCCAGCGTGATTACAGATCCAGCCTTGCTGGCAATCGCCTGCCAATACCAGGTGCCCGCATCAAACCCGCCGCTGGTCGCTGCGCTGATCGTGAACTCCCACCCAGTGCCGTAAGCAGTGCCCGTAGCGCTGCTGCCCTCGCTCGCTGTATTGGTGCGCAGCCAATACGTCAGCGAATAGTCCGCGCTGCTAACCACATTGCCCAGATTGTCCATACCCTCAACGTCCCGCCACTGAATCGTGTCGCCGGCCTGGATTGTGCTGGGGATGTTCACGGCCTACCAGTTGCTGACAAACGCAGACGGGGCGGCAGGCGCCGCTTTCTTCCTCGATCTTAGCGGTGCCTTCTTGCCTTCCTCTAACTGAACTCTCAACTGTTCCCACATCGTTGCCTGATTCATGCGACGCCCATAAAGCAACATCGCCGCATAGCCATACACCAAGCAATCCAACGCTTCGTTTCGATCTCCCGCTTTCTTTACCCACTCCCGAATCGGAAAGCCGCGGTGATATCGCAACGCCTGCCGTTCGCTGGTCACCTGCTTGAAGTACTCCGGGTCCGCAGCCATGCCGAAGTGGAGCCCGCCAGCCTGTTGGTTGTGACGCAGCCGACCGAACAGCGTCGTCTTAATCGTGTCGGTGCCCAGCTGATACAGCGTCACGCCACGTTTCAGCACCTTGCCACGCCAGTTCACATCCACCTTGCTGCCCTTGCCAACTGCAGCGCTGTTGCGCCGGCTGCTGCCCTTGATGGCAATCACACCCTGCCCCACGCGGTCGCGCACATACCGATACACCTCATGCGTGCAGTGGCCGCCAGAGTCCACCGCCATCTGCGCCACCTTCAAGGTCTTGCCGCTCTCCGTGTCCCACTCAGTCGCTAGCACCTGATCCAGTTGCCCCCATACCTCCGTCATTGTCGGGTCACCCATCAGCTCCTGATGCCATACCAGCCAGCCCGTCTCGCCCTCACCCCATCCCCATACACTCACAGCCAGCCGGTTGTCCTGCACGTCAACGCCAGCAGTCAGCAGCACCACGCCAGCAGGGCACAGCCCGCTCTTGTAATCCAGTCGCCGTTCCATCAGTCCATCGGCGCTGATCTTCGCCGCGTAGTCCTCCTCCCATGTCTCTGCCAGCCGCGTATTCACAAACGCCTTCAACGCCGGCGCATCACCCTTGGCCCTCAAGAAATCCTCCACCAGCTGTTCCCAGCTGCACCAACCCAGCGGGCTATACAGACCGCTCAGCTGGAACCCAGCAGTCCGACCATTGCCAGCCGGTGCCGTCGCACGCCACTCGCCACGCCGGAGCATCGCCGGCTTGTGCAGTTCCTCGAATCGCTCACCGCAGTGCTCGCACTGATATCGCGCAGTGTCCGGCCTGCCGTCATCCCACTTCAGTTGGCCCCACTTCAGCCACTCCATCGCGCCACAGCTCGGGCACGGCACATAGAACCGCCGTTGATCAGTCCGCAGATATTCCGCCTCGATCCGGCTGAAGTCCTTCACGGTCGGCGTGCTGGTCAACAGAATCTTGCGCCGCGCAAACGTCGTCGTTCGTCGCTCCGCCAGCGCCACCGGATCGCCCTCCCCGTCCACATCGCTCGGGAATCCGTCCACCTCATCGCAGAACAGATACCGACACGGCGCTGATCGCAAGCCCGTCGCACTGTTCGCCCCAGTCAGCAGCATGATCCCGCCGCTGAACTCTTTGCTGAACATCGTGTTGCCAGAGTCCCGCGCCCGTGCCGGTGCGATCTTCTCCGCCAGGCACGGCGTCTCCGTGATCATGCTCTCAAGCCGCTGCTTGCTCAGCCGCTTCGCCATCTCCACCGTTGGCTGCACGCACAGCATCGGCCCTGGCGCATGGTCGATCACATAGCCCAGCCAATTACTGCCGGCCTCCGTCTTGCCCGTCTGCGCCGCAAACATCATCACCACTCGCTGCACCGTGCTCTCGCTGCTCAGGCAATCCATCGGCTCACGCAGGTAAGGCGTCCGATCCGTGCGCCATGGGCCAGGCTCCGCACTCGCCTTGCTGCTCAGCCGGCGATACCGATCCGCCCACTCGCTAACCGTCAGCGGCTGCTCAGGCCGCAGCCCATCCATGAAGCCATCGCGCCAAGCGTTAGCCATCACACAGCTCCACCAGTGCACTGCGGTGCTCCTGCGTGAGCACCTGATGAATCACCGTCGGATCCGTCTCGCCAGCCAGCTGATGGCTCAAACGATCCGCCAAATTCGCCAATGCTTCCCGCACGCCGCGGCCAACCTTAAACGCCTCCTTCTTCACCTCCTCAGCTGGTACCAGCTCACCACGCTGCTGCGTCACCTGAAGCTTTGCCAGCTCCGCCTGATAGTGCTCACGCCTTGCCCTGCTCTCATTCAGGTCCGGAATCGCATCATCCGGCAATCCATTCACCCGACGCCGCAACTCATCCGCATCCCTCACCGGCTCCTCTACCGGATCTGGCCTGCTCACCTTGCTCACGCTGTTGGCAACCGTGTTCTTGTTCCACAGCTCAAGCGCCAGATCACGATCCAGCCAGCGCTTGCCATCCTTCACAACAACAGCGCCAGCGATCCTGCTCTTCGTCGCATGAGTTACAGCGCCCTTGCTGCACCCTCTGATCGCTGCAAACTCAGCGAACGTGACCAGCACAAAGTTAAATCGATCTAGCGTTAAC